CCGGCGCGATGATGGAGATCAAGCGCGACTTCCAGCTCAATGAACAGCAGTACAAGCGATTGGTCGACGCAAGAGAGGGTATCAAGCGCACCGGCGGCATCTATTCGCAATTCGAGGGCATGAATGGCACAGCCACAAGTGGAGTTCAATTCTCCGCCCAGGTAGAGCAGTCGAACCAGAACCTCGCCGACATCAACGACAATTTCAAGGATTCCCGCACCCAGGTTGGCGAATTGCTGATGGCGATGATCGTCGAGGATATTACCGGCAAACCGGAAGAGGTCGAGATCAGTGGTAAAGGTGTGTCTGAAGACCGCGTAATTATGCTCAATGGCGAAAGTATTAACGAATCCGGTGAACAAGTTCTAACTAACGACGTGTCGCGCACCATGCTCAAGGTCGTGTTGAACGATGTTCCGAGTACGCCAAGCTACCGGACGCAACAACTGGCAGTGATGGGCGAGGCATTCAAGTCCGCGCCACCCGAGTATCAGAAAATAATGATGCCGTTTTTGGTACACCTGATGGATATTCCAAATAAAAACGAGATAATGGAAGCCATTAAAAAACTAGATGCCAACCCAATGACGCAAGAAGATATTGAGAAAAGGGTAAAGGATGAAGTTGAGGCTGCATTAACAAAGGCCATGATTAACCTGAAAACTCGCGACCTTGATCTAAAAGAACGACAAATAGAAGCTGATGCTGTAAAAGTAGGTGTTGAAACTACGTTTGCGGCAATGCAGTCCGCGCAAATGGTAGCTACCGTCCCTCAAATTTCGCCAATTGCTGATGTTATTATGCAAGTGGCTGGCTACCAAGCTCCGGTTCCAGTAGGGATAGACCCTAACCTTCCGATGCCACAAGGAATTGCTGTCCCCCCTATCGATATTAACCAAAACACAAGCCCTCAGCTCCCACCCGTAACACAAGAGCCAGCATCTCCAATGACTGGGATTGAGACATCAAGAAACGAGACATTGTAATGAGGCAGTTTTATACATATTTGCACTGCAAGCCATGCGGAACCCCGTTTTATGTAGGGAAAGGTCATGGGTTTAGATATAGCGATATGTCAAAAAGAAACAATCATCATAAAAGCATCGTTAAACGATTTGGTATAACTAACATCGAAATTTACTTGTTTAATTGCTCTTCTGAAAATGAAGCGTTTGAACGAGAAATACGGTGGATTGCACAATTAAGAAGGGATGGCGTGGAGTTGGTTAATCAAACTAACGGCGGAGAAGGTGCTAGTGGAGCGGTGCGTAGTGATGAATCACGCGCAAAAATGAGAATTGCATCAAAAGGCAGAAATGCTGGTATTAAACAATCAATCGATGCCATAAATAGAAGGTCGATTTCATTGAGAAAAAAATGGGAAGACCCAGAATATCGAGCAAAGGCATTACTGGCGCATATTGGTGCAAAGCGATCTTGTGAAGCGCGGGCTAGAATGTCGGCAGCACAACTCGCTAGGTATGCTGACCCATTAGACGAATCGCGGAGAAAAATTAGTGAGGCTGCAAAATTAAGATTCTCAAAACCAGAGAATAGGAAAAAACAATCTGACGAAGCTAAAGCAAAAAACTCAGAGTCATTAAAGAAAAAATGGATGGATTCATCTTACAAGAAAACCATGTCTGAAGCTGCGAAACGCGCTTGGTCAGACCCCGTCAAACGTGAGAAGATATTAAATTCTAGAATAGTTTCAAAACAAAGACGCATTAACCAAGGAGTATAACCATGCGCTATCCAGCAAAAAGAACCTTTACCCTCGCGGCCGCAAGCCTGACCGGCCACGCATCCAACGTAACCGGCGCGACGTGGGTTATCGCCACCGCAGGCGCGACTGATGGGGTTGCTCATCACGTCACGATTCGCAACGATAGTGCTACCGACCACAGCGGCAAGACGGTCGTGCTGGTCGGCACGGATGCGAACGGAAGCGCCCTGACCGAGACGCTGTCAGCACCAGGCACATCGGCTACCGTGACCAGCACCAAAGCATTCAAGACGCTCACCAGCGCCACGCCATCGGCGACCATCGGCGCAGACACGTTCGACATCGGCTGGGCGGCGACAGGACACACGCCGTGGGTTGACTTGAGCCTGAAGATACCGGCGACAGTTGGTGTGTATCTGGTGTCAGGAGCATGTAACTTCGACGTGCAACACACGCTTGAACCCTCACCAACAGAAGATTCCGTGGTGTTCGCGCAGACCGCACTCACCGGCAAGTCTGCGACCATTGACGGAAGTTTCGTCGCTCCAGTTGCCGCCGTGCGCGTGGACGTAAACAGCCATACAGCAGGCGTAATCACATTCGTTGTACTCCAAGGAGAGTAATCATGTACCTCGTCAAAAGCAAAGTAGTTGCGCGCACAAAGATCAACTTTGGTGCTGATGTGGATTGGGTTGTTGGGCAGATTCGAGGCGTGGAGGACGAATATATCCTGCGCCACCAAAACGATCCGAACTCGTTCACCGTGCTGTCCAGCCCGACCGACATTACCTCGAACGCCACCGGCACAATGGGTGGTGCGACATCAGTTACCGAGACCGGCGACGTGGTGCATAAAACCACGTTCACTTTGACGGATTACCCCGTTACACTTACCGATGATGCGGGTGTTGGGCAATTCGCCGCGCTCAAGTTATACGACTTCCCAGCAGGCAATATCATCACGCTCGGCGCAGCGATCAACGCCAGTCTTACGCTTAATGAGGCTTGGTGGGTTGATACCAGCGCAGGATCGGTCGGACTTGGCACAACCGCCTCGGCAGACGCTTCAACTATTGCCGCCACCAGGCAGAACATCATCGCCGTGACTGCTGTTGCCGCGATGACAGCGCAGGTAGGCGCTATCAACGCACAATCTACAGTTGTTGGGGTTTCAGGTGTAGCGGGTGGAACTGATGCGGATGTGGTGTTGAACATCAACATCGCCGACGATGTAGCGCACATGCCTGACGTGGTGACAAACGGCGCATTTACCACAAACACAACCGGCTGGACGCTGGGCGCAGGTTGGGCGGCAGGATCAGCTAAAGTAGACGCAACTACGTCCTCCACCGCGCTGTCTCAGGCAGTAACGCTGGTGCCAGGTGTTGCATACTCGATCACTTACACCACAACGCGGTCAGCCGGATCGGTACGCCCGACACTGGGCGGGACGCTGGGCACGTCAAGAAGCACGGCAAACACGTTCACCGAAACGATTATCCCGGTCACAGCATCCGGCCTGTCATTCACCGGCACAGGATTCACCGGAAGTATTGATACTGTGAGCTGCACACCCCTTACCGGGTCAGGTAAACTTAACGGTGCGGTGACTGTGGTTTGGACGAATGGCGGGGATTATTAAAGTGTGAGCACTCACTATCATTAAGAATGAATACAGTATTAGAGTGTGAGTACTCACTAACGTATCAATGGCACCCCTAGCCAAAATCAAGTGGACTGGCCGCGCCAGCGAGGGAGAACAGCGGCAATACTGGGTGTGAGGCACGCACCGGGGAAGTGGAAAATTACCAGCGCTTCCCGATAAACGAGCTTAGTACTGAACTGTGCAATTTGCAGGTGACGGCGTTTCGGCCACGTAACAGGTCGCTCGATATACAGTCTGGGTCTTCGAATCAAATGCAAACTGTCTAAAGGCTATTTGTATTATGGGTTCAGGGGTAAGGTGCCACGGTTGCAACTTAAAAGTGAAGTGAGTGTTCACACTTGACAGAGCATAATGAATTAGAGTAAAAAGCAGTTGTAATACCCACGTCGAGACGACGGAGCAATCCCGAAGCTGGATTTTTTGTAGTAAAGCATCACTCTATTTAACGCGCCCCGGCGATAAGGGGTCAGCTTGGATTATGTCGAGAGACAGCAACCAATCCTGATAATGGAGAAAAGCATGTCGGAAGCAAGCGCAGTAAGAGATTTAGATTACTTTATGTCCGAGGAACACGCGGACGAATTTGGCAAGTTGACCGAGGAAGAACAAGCAAGCCTGTACACAAATGGCAAACTTGAGGGCGAGACAGCGATCATCGACGCGCCCGACGATGCGACCAAGGAGCCTGACCAAAAGGTTGAGCCAGTAGTCCAAGCGAAGGACGGTATTCATACCATCCCTTTCAAGGAGCTGGAGGACGCAAGAGAGAAAGCACGGTACTTCGAGCAGTTGTCAGCCGAACAGAAAACGCTTCTTGATGATCTGGCCAAAGCCAAGGAACAGGATGCTGGAACTGGAGGTGAACAAGCTCAACAGGCCGTGCTGGCAGAATACACGGGAGAGTTTCCCGAAGTAGCGGAAGACATGAAGCCGTTCATCCAGGCGATGATCGACACTGGTGTTAATGCACGAATGGCAGCGATAGAAGCGAAGATGGCCGGAATAGTTGCACCGATTCAGAAGATGGAAGAGGATTCGGCAGAAAGAGCTCACTTCGATTCGATCCGCAATAAGCACGCGGATTTTGACACGATTGTTCAGGGCGACACTTTGAGCAAATGGATCGAAACAAAGCCATCGTTTATGCAAGCCGCAATGAATGCGGTTCTCGAACGTGGAATATCAACCCAAGTAATCGAATTGTTGGATGCGTATAAAACCGACAAACCAGTAGTACCGGTGCAGGATACCGCACCACGAGTGGCAGCAGATGCCATTGCCAAGGCCAGAGCCGCAGGCGCAACACCCAAGAGCCTTTCGGATTTTCCGGGAGCGGGTCAAGCGCACGTTGATGAAGCCGAAGCAATGCAGAATATGAGTCCTAATGAGCTTGCCTTGAAATTTGAGGGTAAATCTCAGGGCGATATTCTGAAAATGCTCTCACGATTGGTTTAACTTTTCCGCGTAGCGATACGCTTAATACGCCGAGAGGCGGACATCCTTTGAATGGAGAACAAAAATGCCTACAAGCCTACCTTATGGTTCGCCGCAAGCCGTGCAGATTCAATCAGCCGGTCTTTTTGCAGCGCACTTGCAACGCAACACCATCCTCAATCGCCTGACCGGCAAGCTCCCGCAACAAGCGGAAGCTGAAGCCAATATCCGCCAACAGTCCGATGCCTCGCTGCCCATCGTGGTAAGCAAGGATTTGACTAAGACGGCTGGCGATGAGATCACTTTCGACCTTATCAACCCGATGGGCGGCAAGCCGATCATGGGCGAAAAGAATGCTGAAGGCTTGGGCCGCAGCATGAGCTTCTCCCAAGACAAGCTGCGCATCAATCAAACCCGCTATCCTATCTCGGTAGGCGGCACGATGACCCAGCAACGCACCAAGCACCAACTGCGTACACTGGCTCGCGCCTTGGGTGATAGCTACATGACCCGCTTGCAGGATCAGCTCACACTGACCCATCTGGCTGGCGCTCGTGGCTTTCACGACAACATCGAGTGGGCTGTGCCTAAAGCGTCTGATGCTGATTTCTCTGAAATCTGCGTCAATTCCGTTAAGGCTCCAACCAAGAACCGCCACTTCATGTCCACCGGAACCGGTGTTGAGATCATCAAAGCCGCTGCCAATGAGATCACGCTGGCAACCACCGACACGTTGAACCTTGATGTTGTGGATGCGTTGCGCACCCTGATGGACGGTATGGCTCTTGCGCCACCCCCGGTAATTTTCGAGGGTGACAAGATGGCAAACGACTCGCCATTGCGCGTGCTGATGGTTTCTGCGGAAAACTACACATCTTTCGTGCAGTCGAATTCCGGCACCTTCCGCACATTGCAGGCTAACTCGATGGCTCGTTCGCAAGCCGCCGGTCAGAATGCAATCTTCCAAGGTGAAGCTGGTTTGTGGAATGGCATCCTGATCGTCAAGATGCCTAAGCCGATCCGCTTCTACTCCGGCGATTCTCTCCGTTGGTGCGCAAGCTACACCAGCGAGACCGAGACAGCTACCGACTTGGTTCCGGCAGCGTTTGGCACTACCTATGCTATTGACCGTTCTATCCTGTTGGGTGGGCAAGCCTTGGCCTTGGCGTTCGGCAAGAACAACAAGACCGGCAACCCGTTCTTCTGGAGCGAAAAGGAACTGGATCACGGCGACAAGCTGGAAGTCCTGATCGGCATGATGAGCGGATGTTCCAAAGTCCGTTTCGAGATCGACCACGGCAACCAGAAGCAATTCACCGACTTTGGTGTGATTGCGCTGGATTCCGTTGTGAAAATCGCAGGCGCGTAATTGAC